TGTATGAATCTGCCTGTTTTTGCGTGATTTGACCTTCTGAAACAAGAGCAGCTAAGCTAGCTGTCTTATTATTCTTCATTTCATAAAGTTCTGCTTGAGAATCCACGACCTTGACCACAGCCGCATTTCCAGTCTCTTTAACAGAATCCTTCTGCTTGCTCAAGTTAGGTACAAAGAGCAAAAGGAGAATACTGATAATGAGAAGCACGACCAGCATTTCAATCAACGATACTAAAATTCTTGATTGAGCATAAAAAAGACTTGGCAGCATGAGCTACCAAGCGACATGAAAAAACAAAAACATTCGGCACGCAATCGCCTAAAATACATCTATAGTGTACCTTTATTTAGATTAAATGTCTAACGATTTATCATGAATACACAAAAAAGGCTAGGATACCCCTAGTCTTTTATCGTTCCCAGATTACAACGTCTTTCTGCGATAAGCTCCTCTAGTTCGTTCAAATCCGAACCCGTAGCATGATTTCTGATAAAGCTACGAGCGGACGACCTTTTAGAGAGATAATTTCTATGCTCTCTATTGTTTGCATTCCACTTCTTAGTGGCCTTTGCTTGTGCGTCCATGCGATCTACTCACTTTCCAAATCTAGCGACGAATAATTTATGATATAACTCAATGTCATCGTTAGTGACATCTAACAATTTGCCGTGAGATTTTTTAACATTCACGTATTTTTCAAGTTCTTCGACGTTACGCATATTGCCGATGTCGTAGCCGGCTGTTAACAAACCATACAATGCTTTGTGGATTTCTCGCAAACTATCATTTTCCAATTTTTTAGAAAGATTGAACATTTTGCTTGATGTTGCAGAATCGTTTTTGATCTCGTCTGTGTATCGAGAACCTAAAATTGTTTGACCGTTTTTCATTTTGTTTTACCTTGAGAGCTTCGTTCGCTCTCCCTTTCCTTATCTTCATTTATATTATAGTACATATACTATATGTTGTCAACACTTTTGATAAAGAATTTTAAGTTTTTTTTGCAAAACAAAAAAACCCGACATAAGCCGGGGCGTTCGAGAGTTTATCAGAAGATGACAGTTTTACTGTATCCGTAATCTATAGTAACACTTATAAGAATGTTAAGCAAATAAAAAAAGCCTAGCATCAGAACGTATCTGTCCATAATGGAAGCTAGGGGTTTGTCATTGCGCATTCTTAGTATACCACAATCCTATATTTTAGCAAATAAAAAACCACCGTAAAGGTGGTGGTGCCTATGAGGACTTCTCTCAAAACCAATATCATTATAACACAAAAAAAGCCCCAGCACAATGCTGAGGCTCGACCACTACCACCATGATGTCCGAACTGTGGTCTGTCGGGAGGTGATATACTCCTTTTTGTTTTATAGTTTGCGTGGTCTGGTTAATTACATTTCCGTGCAATCGTCCAAATACTGGTCTTCAACCCATTGAGCGCTGTCTGGGTGGTTGATTCGAGACCAGCCGTTTAGTTTCTCGTAAACACGGACTCGTGTGCCTGCTGGGAGAAATTCCTTGTCTTGGCTATCGATGCGAGGACCAGCTTCAACGTAGTAGTCAGTGGTAAGAGTGCCTTCATAATAGGGTTTGTCCGACTTCTCTAAACGGGTATTAACATCTAATTCACGCTCAAATTCGCTTTGGGCTGGTGCTGGAAGAGGCGTCCCACTTTCACGGAAAACAATTTCACGAGGACGGCCATTTAGATCCCAGATATAATTATAATCATTTTCAGTCACTCCGTCCATGCCGTAGTTGCAATGGATAGCTGTGCTATCGCTAGTCATGATTAATACATGGCCGAACGCACCGAGCGAGCTTGAACCGTCACGAGGTGCCCAAATGACAACGTCCCCACGTTGACCATCGAATGTACCATCTACAGCGTCAAACACTTTTGCATAGCCAATTGCTGGCAATGCTTGTTGAAGTGATTCTGTGTTGTTATTTAAGCTGATTTCGAGTGCGTAGCTTACTGCTGACGAGCAGTCAAATTCAATGCGTCCATCTCCGTCAGCGTCATTTCCGTAACGGTCACCCATATCGTAATGTACAGGGATTGATTGTAGATGGTGCATACGTGCAATACTTGATTCAATTTTACTCATTTTTAGTTCCTTCCTTCGATTAGTCTTGCTTTGGTTCGTGGTAGCCCAAGGCTTGCTCACTGTCTCCAAGACCCTTGGTAGTTGGGTCTGTAACAATTCCGAGGATTACCAAAATCACAACAAATGTATTTACACCCTCTTGAATATTATGGGGAATTTCAAGCCCGAATTGTTGCAACATCAAAAATACTGCTGAGATAAGAGCTACTAGAGTAGCTTTGTTTTGCAAGCGTAGTTTAAAATTAATCATTGTCATTTTTCTCCTTTTCTTCTTTCAGAAAGAATTTCTCTTTATCGATATTCTTTTTAACGTATTTGTCGATATAAGGGATTTCAACCCCTAGCGCTGATAGACTAGCCAAAATACTAGAGCCGTAAGCCGCAATCATGGAAAAAATGAATGTATCAACGATACTCGTCAGATTCATAAAATTTGCAAATGGATAGAATATCGCCACAAACGCAATCATCGCTGTGTGGCTGACTGCTCCTTTGCGGAATTTTGTACTTGAAAGTTCGTGAGCAACCCAAGCCCTAGATACACCCACAGCAATATCTGAGAAGATGACGATGACGAGAAAGAGAACCCATGGATGCTCATCAATACCGTGTGCATAAAAGTCTCGGACTACATCAAATAGCCCAAAAATGCCGTCTGGTTTCTGTGCCATTAATTCTCCTTCGGTTTGAATAGCCATGCTGTAGCAGCCCCGTTATTTTCTAGTTTGCCACCTTTTGCGAAATCAGCGAACGGTTGATTTTCGTAAGTGAAACTTCCATTAACTTGGATAAGTACCAGTTTGCCTTCTCCATCCACTTCTTCGTGACTAGGGTCTTCGATAGCAAAGATATCCCCAGCGTTGAATACATCGCCTTTTTTAGCGACGGGCAACAATTCCAGATATTGCTTGTAAATTGTGCCGTACTGGATATTTTGGCTCATTACCGCATTGAGAGTGGACACGTTAGCGATTTTACGAGTAAGTTCGCTTTGTTCAGCGACTTTCTCAGCTAAGCTCAAGCGGCTGTCAAGGTCTTTAATAGATTCCTCTGACTTAGCTTGGTAGCGTGCCAATGCCCCCGCAGGGTCCAATTCAGTCGCTAAAATATCCAAGATAAGCTGAATTTTAGCTTCTTCCGTCTTGTTGGTGTGGTCCCCGGGCACATCACGGGTCAACCACGTCGAGCCATCTTTGGACTGGACAGCAATCCGTGTTGTTGTCGGGTTGGTCAGATAACTCGATGTAACACTGAAATTAGACTTATTCATTAGCCGCTCCTTTCTGCGCTGCCTCATTAAAGAGGTCGTTAAGGGCTGAATCAGACGCCAGTACATTTTGATAATGCTCTAGTTGTGATTTGGCTTGCTCAAGTTCGCTAACAGTTGACTGCAAGCGAGCCTTAAACTCAGCTTTTTCAATCGTCAAATTAGCGTTCTGACTTGCGATGTCTTGAATCATTGAAGTGTAAATTTGTTCGTTCATTAATATTTCCTTTCTACCAATGGTCGATTTTCCCAAAAGTGGCTTGTTCGTTTTTTAAAGCGTTGATAAATGCAGGATCCTTCCCGTTCCCTCCAACGTTTAGGAAATGCTGCCAAACCCTAGCGAGTGCCGCAGCAGCAAATGCAAGGTTGGTAACATTTATCCAACGTCCATCTGGAAGTGAAGCTGGGTGGAAAGAGAATCCTCGGTTAATGTGGAAGTCATCTTTTAACAAAATTCTGTCACCGTACAATTCGGCTTGGTCAAAAACTGCGTTATGTTCCAAACCTCTTGCAGCACGATACACACGAAGCCCTGCGAAACGACCAGATGACGCTGAATTGACTCCATCTCCAGAGGATGTAACGCCGATGGCCGCAAACAACGAACCGGTATTCTGGTCTTCGTCTGGTGGGGTGTCGTTGAAGTGCACAAACGCTGTGTGCGGCCCCTTACGTCGAACCAGCGCGTTATCCTTATTGTGAAATTCAATCGTTGCATTATCGTAGAAATGAATCTCAGATTGGTTTAAGTCAACTCGCATTGAGCCGTTAAGCCCTTCTATTTTACCTCCACGATAATTTAAACCAGTAAACGTACCACTAGTAACGCTTGAAGCATTCAGATTGACAACGTCAACCAGTGAAGCGTTTAAGCGCCCGCTAGTGATTTTACTTGCTGAAAGCTCTCCGATTTTGGCTGAGCTAATGACTCCATCCTCGATGTAAGTAGAACCGGTGATTTGAACCAGTTTACCATCAATTTTAACCGAACCGTCCTTATTGAGGTTGATTTGGTTGAGCACATCACCAGACCTTGTTAGGTTCTTAACAGCCCATGAACCAGCAATCTGCGACATTTCGGTTTTGATAGCGTATGTTTCAGTGTTGAATCTGCTAGCTAGTCCGCTGATACTGTCGTTATTAAAGTTAGCCAAGCCCTCTAGTCCTTTAACAGTCGTAACTAACCCGTTAGCTGTTTGAACGACCCGAGAAATAGACTGCCCTTGTTCGCCGATTGTACGACTAAAGCTGTCAACGGTTGATTTGATTTCATTGAATTTAACAGTTACTTCTTTGTTGATATCCTTTGGCGACGGTTGCCATGCACGATCAAGAGTACCTTCATAACAATCTAATTCTGTGAAAAACAGCAACGACTCTCTGCCGTCGTTTGTGCCGTTGTTGTCAATTCGGACATAACCTTCGTCACAATCGCCCGTGTTGAACGTAAAATGCCATTTAACCATTCCAGTTGTTGACGGTGAGCCGTTATGATATTTTAGACCGACTGCCTTTGTATATGTTCGGTTAGTTTCGTTAGATTTACGACCTAGAAAAAAAACATCTACCCCTGTGATGTTCCCACTTGCGAACGTTTGAAGATTGAGTGAATATGTGGTATTGCGCTTAACCGGGAAACGTTGAGTAGGTATCGTAACTTCTGTTGTTCTCGTATTTTTTAATAGGAATAACGGTCTAGCACTATTGTAGTAAAAACCATGATTAGAGATGGATAGATTTGCATTATAGCCCCAATTATCCAAGTTTTCAGGAAAAGCAGAATTGAGAATTAAATTTTCACCACCAACTGAGAGTGTATCAACTGACGGAATCTGTCTCTTGACTTCACTGATTAATTGCGTTGTCCCTTGCTCGGATTGTTTAATCAGATTAGTGACGGCTGTAGCGGTCGCAAAACCTTTACTATCCATGGCACTATCAAGGTCAGCTCTAGACAGTTTAGTTTCAATTTGACCGGCTAGTGTGCTGATTTGAGTTTCTGCATTAGTGACTTTATTTCCAAGGATGTCAAAATCAACTCTTGAAACCTTTTGAGCGATAGAATCCGCTGTAACATGTAATTCTGCGTTAGTCTGGTTGATTTTACGCTCTAACTCTTGACCTTTAGACACTGCACTGTCAGCCGTAGCTTTGGCAGTTTGGACTTCTGTCCGGTCTGCTTTTAAACTGATTTTGCTATCTGTCTGAGTGATTGCGGTACTATTAGCCGCTACGCTCTTGGACAATTTGTCAAAATCTGTCTTCGATACCTTAGACGACATTTCACCGACCAATTGATCAACCTTGGTTTCAGCGCTAGTCATGCGGCTATCTGTTTCAGATTGTTTCTGTGATAGCTGACTGACACCCTGCTCGGTCTGTGTTATCGTCGTTTTAACCGTGCTGATTTCGGCTTCGGTATCCTCTGGTGCTACTGTATGCTGCAAGGGGATGAGTGCCCCTCTAACCAGCATAGGCGGTTTGATTTTCAGATACCCATTTCTGACCACTGATATGTAAAATGGCCACTCTCCAAGCTCAACGCTCTTGCTAGTAGTAAACGTCAATTTGACATCAAACCATTCATCTTTAACGCCCGTCGGTATGTCATAGACGAATAAATGATCATTACTTTTATGATTTTTTATCATAATTTTAGCGCCGAAATCAATGTCGATGCTGCTGTCGATGTAAATCGGGACTAGAAGTGAGAATGTTTCGCCGGATTCAATCTTCGTAACGGCCATATCCCATGAGATTCCAGCATAAACATCATTAGGATAGTTTTGGGAATCGATGATGTAGGTCTGACTGTCGGTAGTAGCATTACTTCCTGACGGCTGGCGGTGTAAGTTCTCGAAGTCTGCTGATTTCAAAATCAAGTTACGACTGCCAAAATCTGTCGGAATCTTGCTGTCTACTCGGCTAATCTCAGTAGTGATTTTATTTCCTAGCTGAGTGATTGAACTTTCAGCCGTCGCAAGTCTCTGAGTAGCGTTGTTAAAATCACTTGTCTTCACTCGTTGACTAATCTCATTAGCTTGTTGAGTGATACGGCTTTCAGCGTTTAACACTCGATTATTGACATTGTCAAGCTCTTGTTTGTTAGCTTTAGACGCAATCATGTCCGCTTGCTGAGTGATTGATGTTTCAGCACGATCCACACGTCCTGTCAGCGTGTCTACGTCCTGCTTGTTGGCTTTCTGGCTGATTTGCCCAGCCTGAACTGTCAACGAGCTCTCAGCCTTGTTTAAACGTCCAGAAACAGTGTTGACATCCTCTTTGCTAGCCTTGGCAGAAATCTGCCCTGCTTGCTGTGTCAAAACCGTCTCAGCATTAGACACGCGCTGACTGACTTTGTCAACATCTTGCTTGCTAGCTACTGAAATCAAGGCGTTGTTGATTTTGGCAAACTGTACAGACGTGTCGTTTGACAATGTGCCAATAGAACCTTTTAGAGCTTCAACTTTCTTTTCAGTTTCTGATAAGTCCGTGTTTAGCGTACTTTTAGCATTATCGACCAGTTTGACAGCTTCTGAAAGTGCGTCTTTTTTAGATGCAGCAATCTTCTTCTCTGTCTCTGCACGCTCGACGGTGTCCAAATAACGTGCTTCTGCGATAGCTTCACTCTTGACGTCGTTTAGATGGCTAAAAGCGTCCTCTGCGGTTGATTTAGCCAAAGCTGCTAATGTTTCCGCATTAGTAGCTTTGGCTGTGATTTCAGCAACCACTCTGTCGTGGTCTGATTGCTGTTTAGCCATGTCAGCTGCGACTTTCTCAAACTCTTTCTTGATTTTGTCTTGAAGCCCCGTACCGTCCCACGTTCTCAATACCTCTTGCCACATTTCACCAGTCCAGCGATACATGATAGTGTGTCCCTCATGTTCTGGGTCTGGTTTGTACCAAGAATCATTGATTAGGACTTGTCCGGGGTGAGATTCTGTTGGATCAGTGCTTGTGTACCAATTATGGTTAAACCCATTAGCTGATGGGATAAACTCTGGCAGTTTCTTGACAAACTCAGTAAACTCACCAGCTTTAAACTCATCAATAGCTTTGTTGACGGTACTCTGTACCTTTGCGTCATTGCTTTCGCTAACTCGATCTCCCAGCTTGATGTCGCTAGACTCATTGTTTAAGCGGTTAAATGTGATTTCAAAGATACGTGTATCATAATCAAGATGTCTGTCATGGCGAACAACTCGGATAGTGTCCCCGATTTGAACACCCTTGAGATATACCGTTGACGTTTTAAGTGTCAGCTTGGGTCTGGAAGCCTCAATCAAAGCCTCGTAAGTCTGTTTAATAAGCTCGTTCTTGTCTTCTTCCTCACTAAATTCGACAAAGCCAATCTTTGGGCGCATCTTGCCGTCTGGTTGTTTAATGCCGTATTTAGCGGTCATTTCGGGGATTTCAAGATACTTCTGACCAAGTGGCTTGTCTAGTGGGTCCCCTTTGGCTTTCGACCAGACAATTTCCTCGAAGTTGATTTTACGACCATAACCATCGGCATCTTTGCCGGTGTCTTCTGCTGAGCTAACTTGTTCCCCCTTACCTCGACCAACTAAGGCGGTGTATAGGTTTGTTTTTTCAACCTCTTGCAGAATTTCGAGGGCGTTATGACCGTAGACAACACGCTTACCGACTGCTTCACCTATTTTACGCTTGAAATCAATGTATCTAGCGCCAATCTGACTGTCATTCATTTCAACAAAGAACTGCATTTCTAAGCCCCACACCTTACACACTTTTTTTAGTGCGTCGAATGTGGAAATGTAATAGAAATTAGTGCTCTTGGGGTTTGTTTCGGCAACGAACCGAGGAGACCAGTTTGTGCCAGTTAAAAGCCATTCGATGACTGGTCTGGCACGTTGGTCTTGTGGTCGTCTGTCGTAAACAACCGTCTTGCGTAGCTCTTCGATACCGGATTGGACACCGATAAGCGTTGTGATATCCCCTTTGGTATTGCCTTGGGCAATGTAGAAGTAATGGAATTTATGAGTATCGTCGATTGACTGAATAGCCATGTATTCCAGTTTTGCCAGCTCGTCATCCTTCAAGGCTTTCATTTCGACGGTCAAGCGGTCTGAAATGTAGTTTTCAGTGGTTAGGCTGAATTTTTGCAAAGCCTTCTTAATTGCAGGTTTGCGAACAATCTTGATAAGTTTTTCGTCCTTATCGAATAAATAGATCATAGACTTTCATCCCTCCACTGAACTTCACGAATAGTCACATTCTTTCCGGTCAATCTATCGCCGTCCTTAACGTAGAACTGCTCAAGCGGGCTAAAACGTTGCAATTCACTTAGAATATTACGTCCGTCATAAGTAGCTGTCACTTCTTCGGTACCGAATTTAATGACGATTTCCTTATTAGCCGCATAGCTACCCTTAAACGATAGCTTGGTTTGACCGTTGATGATTTCAAATTCTGTCGCCGCTGCCGATGTCACGGCTACAATCTTCTCAGGTATCACTTTCTTAGCGTAAGTTAGATAAACAACGTCGTTAGAACGCTCTGGAACTCGTTTCTTATAGCCGTCTGGCACTAGCAGAACAAAACTGCTAATGACTGACAGCCTATCTTCCTCTACTTCGTCCGCTTCTTTAAAAATGGCGTAGTAAGTAAAATCCGGCTCATCGTCAAAAGTTACTTCGAGATAGCCGCTAGGGCCTACCTCTCTCAAGATGCGGTTAAGTTCTCGGAAAGATGTTCTCATGACTTGGCTAGTGACCGTAGTTAACTGGTATTTAACCTCAATCTCACGCTCTGAGTCATTGACGCTGTCCACCCAGACACCACGGCGCCCGGGAACTCTAGTAGTTGAAATCTCACGGTTAAGCAACGAGCGGCCCTTAACTGTAAGCTGTCGATATCCTTGGATGGTATCCTCTATAGGCGTCCCGTTGATACGCATGTTATCAACTGGCGCTCTTTGCAGCACCGTTGATTCCGTGCGCTTCAATGAAGCATAATCATACATTAGCTAAAACCTCTTTTCTCTCTTAATAGTTATCAAGCATTAATTCCATTGATTGAGCGTTAGTGATGTCCTCAGTAAATGCTCTGTAAGTTGTATCACCCATTTTAAGCACGATGTCCGCTGCTTGTTGAGTAACCGACATCTTACCGCCGTTAAATGAAACAGATGGATCATACCCTGCTAATCGACCTAACTGGCCGTCCATATTACCAAGCTCATCAGTGATAGCCCCGTTGATATCTTGACCAGTGAATGCGTCGATAGCTCCTTGGGCCATATAGCGCATTGAACGGGCTACTTGGTCCGCTTTGCTATCAATACCAATGATGAAACCTTTGTCCGTATAGATACCGAACTGACGGAATACACGGGATGGTGATTTGATACCAAGCAAGGCTTTAGCTCCATTAATCGCATTACTTACCGCACCTTTAACCGCTGAAATCAGCTTGCCGGCTGCGGATGTAACCCCGCTAACGAAACCGCTAATAAGGTTAGCACCGACGCTTGCAGCTTGCCCGACGAATCCACGGGCTGCACTAAGAGCACCGCTGAACGCTGAGCGGACCGCTGAAATGATACGCTGACCGGCACTTGATACCGCTGATACCACGGCACTAAATCCGCTAGTGATAGCTGACTGAATAGAGCTCATGGCACTTGATACTGCTGATCTAACAGTGCTCCAAGCTGAGCTGATAATGCTCTGAACAGAGTTCATGGCACTTGAAATGATTGACTGGATAGCTGACCATGTACTTGATACAGTGCTAGCAATCGCACTCAATACGCTGCTGATAAGCGACAAGATGGCGTTCCAAATCGCACTGATAGTGGCTTGAATAGCTGACATAATTGACGAAATAGCCGCCTGAACCTGCGAGAAGTTACCAGTAACCAATCCGACAATAGCAGCTAATACACCAGCTAAAACAGCTTGGATACCCGTCCAGATAGCGTTCCAAATCGCTTGGATAGCTGACAAGGTGCTTGAAATAATGCTTGAGATACCGGTCATGATAGGTGACAGAATAGACATGATTGTGTTCCAAACGGTTGAGAACACTGTCTGGATAACTGTCCATGCTGCTGACCAAATGGATTGAATCACGGCAATCCCGGCACTAATCACACCGCTAATGGCAGTCATAGCTCCGCCAGCGATTTGTTGAAGTAATGCCCAAAGTGCTTGGAATGGAACAGCTAACAACGCCCACGCTGCATCCCAAATCGCACGGATGAAATCTATCCCCGCTTGGATAATCGGACCAATAGCATTGATACCGGTTGAAACAAGCGACTTGATACCTTCCCACACAGTAGACAAGATGGTTTTGAACGTTTCCCACGCTCCAGACCAGTCGCCTTGTAAAATCTGCATGCCCATCTTGATGATGTTGAGAATAACTTCAATGACTGTTGAAATGACCGTTGTGATCATTTGCCAGCTCGTTGAGAACAGCGTAATCAACAAATTCAATCCAGTTTGAACGACTGGAAGAATAGCGTTCATGACATTCTCAATCATGCTCTTGAACATGTTCCAGTAAGTCGTCGCCGTCTGCATAATCAAGGCGTGGTTTTCGTTCCAGAATGACGTTAACTGGCCCCAGATTGACATGACAAACGACACAATGGCTTGAACAGCGCTAGTGATTGCACTCTTGATAGTTTCCCAGATTGCAATGACTTGTGAACGGAAATTCTCGTTATGATTCCACAAATCAACAAGCGCAGCTACTACCATCCCAACCGCTAACGCAATCCCAGCGAACGCAGCAAGGGCAGCAGCAGAAACACCACTGGCAGCACTACCAAATGAAACCATCATGGCTTCGCCACCTTCAAAAGCCATTGAAAAGCCTTCTGCTGCTGCGGTACCACTTGAGAAGAACCCAGCAAGCGAGCTGATAGCACCACCAATTGTGCTTAGTGCAGAAACGACATTCCCAACCCAAATGATTAAGGTCCCAAGCACTGTGATAATAGGCCCCGCTGCTCCAACGATAAGCGCTGCCCATTTAACCCAGCCGTCCACTGGCAGATTGTCCCAGATAGTCCCTAGAACACGAACCACATTGTCTTTAAACGTGATGATAGTCTGCTTCATGTTTTCCATAAGCTGCTTGATATTAGCTTCGTTGTTACCAAGGCCGGCCACTAAGTTCTCAGCGGCTGCTTTCATGGAATTAAACGAACCCGAAACGGTTGTACTTGCTTCTTTAGCAGTCGTTCCGGTAACTCCCAATCTATCTTGAGTAATACCGATGGCATCAATCAAGGTATGAAATGGAATATCACGGATATTGTCAGCCGTAGCTTCAAATTCACCATTCAAGACACCAGATTCATTGACCAAACGAGCCATTTCGGACATGGTACCACCATAACCAAGTTTCAGATTGTCCAGCATTGAATAGTTGTCCTTGGCAAAACCTTGATAAGCGTTTTGAATGTCCGTCATGTTAGTACCGAACTTGTTCGCATTATCTGACATTTGGACAAGGGCTTTATCCCCGTATTTCGCAGCCTTGGCAGTATCACCGCCTAGCCCTTGTAACAAGGTAGCTGAGAACGACGTCACCTGCTCCATATAGCGGTTAGCAGACACACCAGCTGTCCTATAGGCTCGGTTGGCATTCTCAATGACGTTGGTGCCCTCACGGTCCATTGTGTTATAGAGCTCTTGGGCTTGCTGTCTGGTCATGCCGTAGTCTCTGGCAAGGGCATTGACACTTGAACCATTCTGTTTGAATAGCGTAGAAACACCACCCAAAGATTGCTCAAGGTCTGCATAGCCTTTGATGACGGCAGTTAACCCACCGACCATCGGCAATGTGAAAGCCGTGGTCATTCCAGCGCCGACTGATTGCATGGCGCTACCAACTGACTTTAAACTGCTACCAACTTGAGCAAGCATGCCCCCAGACTGATTTTTTAAATCAGCAAGGGCAGACTTAGCAGCATTGACACCGTTGGTGAAGTCGCTTGAATTGGCACGAAGTATGGCGGTGACGTCAAAAGATGCTCCCATTAACTACCCCCTTTCGTTTTTTGATTGATGATCCTATTCTTATCAGCTAACGAAAGCGCTCGACTTCTAGGCACAGTGTCCTCTGGTTTAAATATCTTACTGAATTCTTTTTCATGATCATAAAACTCATTAAAGGTTCGGTAAGCTGAACGAACACTTTTGCCCTTGCCTTTGGTAGCTTGCACGGTCTGGTTATACCATGCTTGAATAGCTGCGTTAAAGCGGATGTCCTCTTGTTTAATAGCGTAGGCGGTATTATATACCTCAAATTCAACAAGCGTTGTCCTAGCAGCTTCGACATAGCTCATGCCGTGCCTTGCAATCAAGAGGGCCATTGCGTCGTCATAGCTGAAATCATAATCTGGTTGACTTTGCCCTACTCTTGAACGTTCATTGCGAGTTTGAGTAGGGATGACGCTTTTAACTCGTCAATAATAGAGCCGATTGTCTCTTTGTATTTACCTTTGTCAATCAAATCAGCAAGATAGGCTTCGATGTCAGCGTCACTTGGCTTTTGTGGCGATGTAATCGTACCAGCTTTGATGATGTCCACGAATGCAAGAGGGTCGTTGATAGCGACACCGGCTGAAATCAATGTCATAGCACCGTAACCAGTCTTCATGCCCTCAAGTTCTGCTGAGTGCAATTTGTTGATTTCACGCAAGAACGCAAGTCCGAATTTCAATTCAAAGTCTCGTCCGTTGATAGATAGAATCATGTTTTATTTCTCCTTTATACAAAAAAAAGCAAGGGCACAAAGCCCCTGCAATTAGACTAGATAGATGCCGTTAGGCCGTCTTCTTTAGCAAGGGTGTGATAGTCGTACTGAGCGCTTGCAACTGCTTTCTTCTGAGCTTCTGTCAAGCTGTCAGTTGAAATAATACCGTTGCCGTCAATAGCCATTTCGTAAGAAAGCTCCACTTTGTCGTCAGCGGGTGCTGAAATTTCAAAGTTCTTAAGATAGCCTTGGTAATATTCAACATCAAAGACTTCTTTAGATCCAGACATGCGTTTAGAAGCAAGGTCAACTTGCCAGCACTCTACTTTGTCACCTGCGATGAACCATTTACGCATTTCACGCCACATTTCCGTAGTAGTGCCATCTTCACGATATGCAAGTGATACGAATTCCCCAGACACTTCACCGTCTGAAATTGAGTTAACCACACCGTCTTTAGTTTTGGTAGTTTCGACCTCTTTCTCAGCGTTGATAGTGTGTTCTGTTTGGAAACGTACTTTAGCAGCATCTTGTGTCTTTTGGTCTTTGACACGACGGAAGAAGACCATTAGGTCTTTACCCAAAATAAGTTCTGCCATTTATTCCTCCTTTTTGGTATATGAAAATGAAAAATCCAGCACAATGTGGATCAATGGCTGGACGTCTGTATTATCCGGTAAGACTTGCTTGTCTGTACCAGTTTTCAATAAGTTGTATTCAAACCCTTTAATTCGTTCGCTGGCTTGTTCTAACGCTTGACAGTGGGCATCTAGCTCTGCACGTTGCACTCTAAGTCCGTAGATATGGACGGTTTGTCTTATCGTTCCAAAATTGTCGTTATTGAGCGTAGGTGCTGAGCTATTCTCGCCAATGAAAGCGAAAGGATAGCTTGCGGATGAATCGGGTAAATAGTCGTAAGTTGCTAGCGTCTCACTAGCAATAGCAAATAGATTTCTGAATAAGTCGTGGCTAGGTGTCATTTAAAGGCTCCTTCCATAACTTTACGGATTTGGTCTGTGAAATAAGGCTCGATTTCTGTCATCATGGGGCGCATGAATGGTGTCCCCGGCTGATAACGTGTGCCGTACTCTTGATACCCGCTATATGAGGCGGCAGCGTGAATATGATATTCCTCGACTTTTGGAAGACCGGTGATTTCACTCTTCAAAAAGCCGGTATCTACTGGGGCTTTACTCTGAGCAATGTTAGTACCCTTCTCCCCGGCATTTTTTAGGACATTGTTAGCTTGGGTTTTTATTTTTTGGCTTGCATTTCCTAATGCGGCAGCAAGCTCCAAATCCCCACGCCATTCAATTGAAAAGTTAGCCATTTAGCTCACCTCTTTTCAATCTGATTGCGCCCTTAATCGGTGCGTCAATGCGTTCGATAGGGTAATATTTCTTGCCCTCGTATAGAGCGTAGTCGAATGGCTTCTGCTCTTGACTAAATCGGCATATCATGACCACGTCTGACCTACTCCCATAGGCTTCAAAGACACGTTGTTGATCAATGAAGTTAACCAAACAAGGCACAATCTTACTAGACTGTGCCTTTTCTTCGTGTTTATCAGTTATCGGGTTGTAAGTCGAAACGCCTTGATTCACTAACTTGATGCGGTGCGGTGTTTTCATAGGAACTTCACCTTACCTTTTCGAGCCAGCGAACCGTCCAGACCGAAATCTTTATCCAAAATCTTTCTGTAAGGTTTGAACATATCGTCCCAATCCTCGTAAGTGACTGAATAGCCGTCTACGTTCTCGATTTTAACACCCTCTGAGCCCTTACGACCATAGAGCTTGTAAACAACATTTTCGATGATGAAGTGATATTTCTTGTCAATCTCGGCTGTTCCAACTAGTGCTTTGAAATAGCTCTCAGCGTCGTTGACTAAGTCTTCAATCAATTTATCCTCAAGTTTGTCTTCAACGTCGATACCCAACCGACGCTTAATCTTCTCAAGTTGGATATCGTTCATTTTAAACCTCCTCCGCAGCCTTTAGAAGTTCTTCTAAATCTGCTTTTTTCGCTTTGGCATCATACTCGATGCCAGCTTCATCAAGTTTTGCTTTGAGCTCTTTGACTGTAAGCTCTTTTGACGGCTCGACTGGTTCGATACCACCTTTTTCAAGAACCTCTGCCACGCGCTCTTTAGTAGGCTCATAGCCTTCTCGTGGGTAAGTTTCCCCGACTTGATAGATATACTCGTTATCTTGCAAGTCACGGAATGTAATCTTAGCTTTATAGGTCATTTAAACCTCCTGACTATACTCCTACTGGTTGGATAGCCGCAAATGCTTCATCGTTTGGAATCGCTACGGCGATTTCAAAGATTGCACGGAGTGCTTGCATGTCTTGTTCAAACAAGTGAACGTCACCAGAATCAAGTGTGCCATCGTTTTGAACTTTAGACAAAGTAGCTTGGTCTGCGATTTTAAGGCGCAAGTTAGTGCCGTTTGGAATACCGTACACCAAGCCGTTGAAGTTACCAGTAATCAATGTACCTGCTGGGTAAGTTTGGCCGTCTTGCAATTGAAGTTGAGAATATGGAAGACCATCAAGCTCACCGATTGCGTTAGGGTTAGCTGGCTTAGTGAAGATGTGTTGACCACCGTTCACGCTGTCCACGATTCCACGGAGTGTGCGGTTGATTGTGCGGTGCCCCACGAATGCGTTAGGTTCTTTTTCTGACTTGTCCTCAACATCGTAGATATTATTGAGGTTGATGTCACCAGATACGATGTTCTGAGCACGTTTAGCAGACGCCAAAACGTTAGCGCCGAATGGGTTGTTATACAAGCCAAGGAACGCCGCCCCGTCGATTTTCTTGTTGAACAAGTCAACAATCTTGTCTTTGATCGATTCAAAGAAGTTAGTCCAAGTGTAGTTGAGGACTTCTTCTGTAACTGGCAAGATAACTGCCAATTTACGAGATTCAAGAACGTAAGATTTAGTTTGTACTTTTGCAGTACCGATTTTTTGACCTTCACCAACAAAGTAAGCGTCTGTCAATTGACCAACTTCTACGCCTTTACGAACCATTTTACCGTTCATTTCAACTTTTTGACCAAGCTGAATGACTTTTGAAGTTTTTACAAGTTCGTCAGTGAATAGATCAGTGATGTATTCTGATGTAATCTCTTTTCCAAGAGAATCAGACAAGAGGACTGTGTCCGGATTGAATTTTTGTTGAGCCATGCGCTCTCCTTTCTTAGTTTAGAAATTAGTGATTTTGGCTTTATCAAACTTGTCTTTTCCACGGTGAGAACGCCCTTCCTCTCCACCACTAGTGCGAGGTGGTAGAGCTTTAGCTTCTTCTCGTTTCTGCAAGTTTAGGATGTTAGCCATGTTTGAAACAGCTAGCTTAGTAGCTTCTTCATCGCCTTTGACTACGAATGCAAGCGTTGACTCATTGACAGGCACGCCTTGAGCTTCGAGCTCTTTAATAGCGATATCCTGCATTTGACGTTGAACGATCTGAGCTTGAAGTGCTGCAATTGTGCTCTGGGCTTCTTCGAATTCTTTATCCCGCTGTTTCTGTTGCAGCTCTTGAAGTTCTTCTTCACTCATTTTAGCTTTAGCAACAGCTTCCTCGATTTTTGCTTGAATACCGGTTTGCATATCAGCAATTTCAAGAGTGTGTTTCTCTTCCATCTGTTTGAGTCTACGCTGCATTTCAGCAACTGACACCATCTTCTCCTCTTTTTCTGGTTGGCTAGCTTCAACCTCTTGAGGATTCTCAACTGTTTCAAGTTCTTTTTCTGCCATGATAGGCTCCTTTCTTTACGCTTTTACGAGCAACCCCCTCGAACTCATGCAGCTTTTAACGTCCTCAGCACGGTCTGGACAAGAGCTTACTCGCCCCAAACACCGTTAACAGCTTCTTCGTCAAGAGTGCTGCCACCAGCTTTATATTCCATTTTGATATGTCCATACGCTGAACAGCGACAGTTAGGGTGCATTGGGTACATGTTAACCCCTTTCTCTGCCTTGTTGATTGGTATGGCCTTCCTATCAAGGGGCTTACAGATATCACAAGCCCCACTTTCAGCAACATAGATTAAATGTGTGAAGTCATTCTCCTTCAGCATCATCAATTCTGTATCAGCATTAATGCGAGCTATTTCGGTCTTGAGCAATCGTTGGGCGTTGGCTTGGCTTGTGTTATATTTCTTAGCTAATCGTTGCCGTTCCTGCTTAAAACCGTCCATGTCGGTGAAGATACGTGCTAACGAGCTAAACACATCCTTCTGCATGTTTGCATGAAGTCCGTTCCTGCCCCAAACTCTGCGACTAAAATTCTGACCGTAGAAATCAGCGTCTAAAATTGCTCTCATACGACTTACCGCATTGACAGCAGAATTGCCTAAGATACCCGCTTGGCGCTTAAATTCAGCTAAATATTCACTCTCACGCGCTTTATCGAAGACTTCGTTAACATCTGATATAAGACTAGCTATTTCAAGCCTTAATTCTGCTTTGAGTAGCTCCAACCGACTGACTTTCATTTTTAAGTTAAACAGTCTTAGCCATTGATTAGTGCCGTGTGAGAAGTCCTTCTCGACTACTGCCTTTCTAGCTCGGTCTCTGTACTCAGTAACATCGAACTCACTAGCTCGTTTCATCGCTTCAGCACGGCTTAGCCCCTCTTTGTCAGCATATCGCATGTAAAACCCGTTTATTTGGCTTTGCATACGGTTATATGACGCTTGATAGAGCTCTTTTAAGACCTTGTCACGCTCTATGTCGCGCTTAATTAGGTCTGATTGTGCTTTTCGTTCAGCATTGTAGCGTTCATTATTCGTCATCATCCTCAACACCTACAATCTGGCTAACTTCTAGATCAGTAGCCCCGCCTTCTTTGAGCAAACGGCTCTTTTCTTTGCGAGCGTCTGTGAAGCTAGCTGATTCCATAAGCGTCTCTTGTGAGATTTCCATACCCGAATTGATAGCAGATTGAATCTCAGCCCATACATCCGTTGGTAGGTTCTCATGGAACGTAAATGTCAGCATGTCAGCATCCACTGGTTCGATACCTTTGAGATTGTTAGATAGCAACTCAAGCAGCTTATAGCGTCGTCTGAGCGCCTTGACAAAGAACCCACGCTTAACGGCTGTAACCTGCTGCAAGTCAACGAGCTTGTAGCGGATAGCAATCCCAGACGTAGCTGAGAAAGTCGAATCGTCTTGCAAGTTAGGCAACCCAACAATGCGGAAGAAGTCTTTAATCAAACGTGACTTATACGCTTCAACGCCGCTGACATCATATTGTTTGTAGATATAACCGGCATCTAACGACGTTTGCTGTCCGCTGTGTCCGACACCGCTCTCAAGCACTAGCATGTTAGCGTGTTTCATTTTCATGATGTCAGACGCATTCATGCCGGTACTTTCAACGTCACCCTTGATAACAAGCATGGCATCGTTAAGGTCTGACATGTAGTTAGCCGTGTCTGACTCTGCTGCGTCGTAAGCGTCGATGATTGGAATGCCCTTTTCCCAGTCTCCCGAACGCTCTCGGTTATTCTGCCATTCAACCACTGGCACCATTCCGAACGGGTTTCCTTTGCGTTCGATTTCCTGCCAGTTTGGGTCATAGCTAACAATTTTGTTGTCGGTGTATACCGTGACAAACATTTCACCGTTGTACACCGGACAATGAACAGCCGCAATGATATCCTTTCGGACGTCTGCACTGCGAATTGTGAACATCTCTCTTGCGTCAATCAAGACCACTGCAGGATTGCCAAACTCGTCATAATAATGCAGCTCAAATGCTCGTCCAAAGCGTGAAGCGTCATAGACCAGCTCACGGTTAAGAGCTTCAATGTCGTTGTAAGCGTTGAAGCCATCAATAGCCGTCAAGTCGCTGTTAGTATCGGTAGCACCGATTGAAATAGGTTGCCCTACTGTGTAACCAGTGAAGAAACGGCTAGCTTGTCCGCCTAAGTCGTGCCTAATACGGTAGTCGGCTTTCTCTGGCTCTAGTCGTTTGCGCCCGTTTAGAATCGTGTAATTGTTCCCGTTTGAGTAGCTCTCTAGGATATTCAAGCGGTCTACCTGCTCGTCTTGAAACTGAGCCACCATCTTCTCTAACTTCTCTCGCCCTTGAAACGTGTCCACTAGGTCATCCGCTGATTGAGCCATGAAGTGGGTGTTAGCTTCTTTGGGAAAATGAAGGAAGTCTTCACGTTTCTGCAAGCTAGTCGGTTCCATGTCTCGCTCGAATTGGTATGATCTAGGAATGTACTGTCCTTCATGTAAAATGTCGTCAGCACTATGTGTTGTGTTCGTCATTCTATCTCCTTATCAATTTGTTAACCCGTCTAATCTTAGCGTCTACATCCTGCCTATCCTTGACGAAAATAAGGTTCTGCAGTGCGTACCTAATCGCATCGATACAGTGGTTATAGCTATCGCATGGCTTGTTGATGTACTCGTTTGTATACTTATCTTTCTGCCATGTATAGTTTTCAAGCTCTTCAATCGTCTTGACGCATCTTTCATCAACGATTATGTCGAATTGCTGCAGGAACTGAATCCCTTGTAGAACTGAGCCTTTGCCCTTGTCTACCGGAATAGCTCGACGCAAGCCCAGCGTTTGCAATTCAGCAATGGATTTCTGTTCCGCCGAGTCGGCCATAATCACCTCTTTTGAATAACCAAGGCTAGTAATAGCTTCTGCTATCTGGTTGTTAAGCAAGCCCTTTTTGACATACTCCTCTAGGATATATAGCCGCTTATTCTCTCGGTCTATTTTGACGTGCATAAACGCCGTGGGGTCGTTTGTAAAACCAAAGTCAAGACCAAAAAAGGACGGTAGCTGTTTAAGCTCGTCCTTATTGAGTAATTTCTTTTCGTACTTTGGAAATACTAACTTATCGAGGGTGGCAAACTCACCCAAAGCATAGATTTTGTAGTAGGCTTCGTTTCGGTTGGCTAGCTCCTCGATATTCTCCTTGGTCAAGTCATCCAGAAAGCGATTATCCTTGTACGTCGTTTGATAAACCACTGTATTCTTAGGGCTCTTCACAAAGAATGCGTTATATACCCAGTTGGCCTTAGACACTGGGTTGAACATCAAATAGATTTGTTTTTGTTTGTGAGCCTTGTCCCTCAAGCGAAGTGTTAGCTGTGTGTAATCATCAAGCGTAAACTCTGACGCTTCTTCCATCACAACGTCTGAAATGCCTTTGATAGACTTGATTTTCTCTGGGTTATCCATCCCTTTAAAAATCAGTTCGGCTCCGTTTGGTAATTCAATACGAAATGCGCTCATGTTAACCTTGCATAGATTAAGCACACCAAAGTAAGACAAAGCTGCTAGCACGTCCGCAAACACCGAATCACGAACCGTAGAGCCTACTTTTCGCAATATCAATATTTTGCGAGGCTTGTCCCAACTCTTTAAGGCTTTGAGGACTATCTTCTGGAAGACTCCGTGGCTTTTGCCGCTAGAAGCTCCGCCGTAATGGACCTCAGTAAACGTGTCATAATCAAACAAATGTTCATAGATATGCCGATTAAACACCCTACTTGGATTGATTTCAAGATTAATCGTCATCCCATTCACCTACCGAGATACTGAAATCTTGTCTTGTTTTATCGCCTGAAATAACGCTGCGTTTTTTATCGTTTTCAAGTTGGATAGATATAATGCGCTCACGCTGTTCTTTGCGATCCAAGCTGTCCTTGGTATCAATGGCGACCAGTCTAGCGATTTGTTCAAACGCCTTGACGTTACCCTTCATGGCTTTTTGCATCATTACCATAGCTAACGCCATTTCATTCGTAGCTTCGAAACCGAGCGCTTCAAGTTGCTTTGATATGTTTTCGTTCGCTACGTCGGCTTTTAGAATAGTGTTAAATGCCCTTTTTAGGTCCGCTTTTCTACGTCTAGCCTTGCCTGAAGCTATGCCGCCTTTTCTTCCTAATTCTCGCGCTTCCTCCGAGCTTGGGACCCTTAGGTTTTGTTCATTCGCCATCGCCTCACTTCCTATCGTTTAGTTTATTTTTTCAGCTTTCAGTCCGGTTTCTTCTTCCCATCGTTTAATTGTGCGCTCGACATATACCGGGTCAAGTTCCATCCCGTAATAAATACGTTCCGTCTTCTCGCAAACCATCAAAGTGGAACCCCCGCCGTTGAAACTATCCAGCACGCGCTCGCCTTTTTTACTAGAATTAAGGACGCACCTAGCAATCAATTTCAATGGTTTCATGGTTGGGTGAATATCACTTCTAACTGGTTTATCCTCGTAGAAAATGCTGGTTGGACTGTTTTCTTGCATCGTCTTGATATAAGAAATAAGCTCCCCTTTAGTCATTTCTTTCAGGTTTTCTTCATCTTCTTCGATGACTGTAGCTAACGAGCGGTTATCAATAAAGTAATGTGAAGCGCCATCTTTCCACCCGTAGAGACACGGTTCATGTTTCCATTGATAGTCTTGGCGACCTAAAACAATGCTGTTCTTAACCCAGACAAGGTTCTGTTTCAGCAACCACCCTGTCTCCTTAACGGCTGCTCTGAAATTTAACCCTTCACTATCTGCGTGCCATATATAGAACGCTCCGCCCGGTTTTAGGTGTTGATCAGCTACCTCGAATGCATCTCTCAGGAATTTGCGAAAGCTTGCGTCATCCATGCTGTCGTTCTGGATTGTCATAGCTTCTTCGGTTTTACCCTCGTAAGCGACATTATACGGTGGGTCAGTAACGTAGAGGTCTATCTTTTCGCCGTTGACAAGCTCCTTCATATCCCCTGCTGATGTACTGTCCCCACACATCAAGCGATGTCGTCCTAGTTGGTAAATATCCCCGTACTCTACTGATGAAACCGAATCGCCTTCGCTTTCGATTTCATCTTCTGAAATATCGGTGCCGGTTTCTTCGTCTTCAAAATCATCCAATGTATAATCGCTGTCCGTGAATCCAAAAAGTGTCATGTCAAGATTGTCGACGCTCTCGATTTCACTCAATAACAGTTCAATATCCCATTGAGCTATTTCTGCGACTTTGTTGTCAGCTAGTCTGAACGCTCTGACCTGTTCTTCTGTTAAATCATCCGCAATAATTACTGGAACAGTCTTTAATTTTAGTTTTTTAGCGGCTTTCCAGCGCGTATGTCCATTGATAATCTCGCCGTCTGGCGTTGCCACAATTGGCACTTTGAAGCCAAACTCACTGATGGAATTAGCAACTGGCTCAACCGCTTCATCATTATTTCTTGGATTGTTCTCATAAGGGGTTAACCACCCTAACGGTTTGTCATAGATCTGCATGTTTTCCTCACAATAAAAAAAGAGACTTAATAGTTATTAAGCCCCACTTTGTAATCAAAGCGATTTATAAGTCTCTTTTTGTTCATGTTATTTCAAAGCAATCACCCTCTTTCAAGGTACGATGCTATAATTATCAATACTAATATTATACCGTCGTTATACCGCTATATTCTCGCTTATTCTTCGCAATAATCTCCTGAAAATACCAGACATTCGCCGTTTCTGTAGTTCTCAGCAAACTCTAAAATGGCTAATTCTCTCATCCGGTAATATTCACTTTCAGAATATCCAAGATCCATATAGACCTCGATATTGTACTGCTTACGATTCCTGCAATAACACTCTATCAAAATTTGGCTGTAATGCCGGTCTGATAATGCGTTAATAGCTCTAACAATAGCTTGTAAATCTTGTTCAGCGGCCACCTTGCGTGTTACCATGCTTTCGGTTTGGCTGTGAACCATGCCGTCGAATGACTTGGGTTCTAACGAGAATGAAGCTGTCACCTTCGGGGCGTATTCCAAGCCCGCTATCCGTGTTAGCATGCGATACCTTCTTAGTACCTTTATAGCTTTCTTTTTGGTTGCGGTTTTATCTATTTCCGCAAATAGATTGATACTTGCCATGACACCCCTCTTGTATGATATAATAGTTGTATCGTGTTCAAAGAGTGCCGGCCATCGTGTCGGTCTTTTTTGTTTGGCCCAAAAAACATTAAGAAGTTTTATAAGAGAAAGATTAATGTATTTGTTTTGGGTTGTCTCTTGAGCCTTTTATCACCTCCTTCTAGCCATCGACACCAGCAAGATCTTTGGCTTTTGATTAGTAATGCGATATCGATAAGAAAGAGGGTGTTTCACATCCTTTTTTCTTAAATTTGCTGGGTTTTGTTTGAGCAAGGTCTGTCAGCTTGCTCGATGTTGAAAAGTGTCCAAGCCACTAAAAATCTATATCCATTTTTTAGTGTAATTTGACAGACGATAGCTAGCAAGGGAGTCGAACCCTCACTAGCTACACGCCTAACGCATAGGCTTTATATAAGGCTTTTCTTACAGTTATTTTATTACGTCCAACTTTGCCCCTGGTCCGATATTTGAGAATGATGCGATTAATCTCGCCATCTAGCCTTTCGGGCCATTCATAGTTATTGGAAACAAAATCAACAATCTCACTGAATAGCTCTCTTGACAGCACGCCTTCCATTTGAATAGCCTTCAAAGGCGTTAGTGCAGCTTTTTCCGCATAGCACAGATTGAGGGCGTTTTGGGTTTTGTTAGCACTTTTTTGGTTGCACCCTTTAACCTCTCTGATATAGTTGTTTAGATTGTTAGGGTGTTCTTTGCGTAGTTCTTCCACTTCTTCTTGGAATCGTTTAAACAGCCCCTCTGGCAGTCCTGCGTTGGTTTTCTCCAAAACCGGTTTAGTGGTTTTTCCTCTTGTGTAATTAGTAGACAGATAATCTTGAAGGTCGTCGAATAGTTCATCGGAGATAATGCCTTCTAACCTGTCGACTGTCGCTGGCGATATCCTCGCACGTTCAACGACTGCGGCGTTGAGTGCTTGATATATGATGCGAGCTTGTAACTCATCGCACTGTTTCACATCTTGGAAAAACTGTTTATAAGAGCCTTTTTTGTGTGTTTTTCTTAGCGCTGCATGTTCATCGACCAACCGTTGATATAACTCAGGTGTCAGTCCGGAATATTTGTATCTCACACTCATGAGCTTACCTCTAGCAGCTCTGGATTTTCGTAGATGTTGCCAACAACCTCAATGTAATACTCTTGACTGATGTCAAATAGTCCGTTATGTACTTGCCCGTCTATGTACCACATGAAAATCCCGTCCAAACCGCAAATAGTTCCAATTCCACCATCCGGAAAATTAGTTCTTTCGTCACCATCAGTCACCTTGACGATATCCCCTTCAAAGATTTCTTTGCCATTCTCGTCTTTGAGGCCTGTGGATTGCATTAAAACGATGTCGTCGAATTTGTAGTAATTTGTCCGTTCGAAAAAGAGTGTCTTTACAGAAATTTCGCTTTTTCCGAAATCGATAGACATAATATCATCAACTTCGTACATTTCTTTTGTGGCTTTATTCCACGCTCTATATCTTGGTATCATTGCCCTCTCTCCTTCAAATAGCTAGGGATATCATCCCCAATATTCACTTGGTCATACTGTTCCTTGCTTACGAGGAATTTACCGTAAGCCCCGCAATCAATCGTGTAGAGATCATTAATTTTCTCTTTCCCAGTAACTTTGCCGTGCATCTCTGCGCCCACGTTATCTACTTTATGGATACTTACTGTCTCCACCCTGCGTGGCACTGTCAGAACGTAGTAGACCGACAGCATGTTGACGACCAGACTGAAGACTAAGATAGCGCTTGAAATAGTCAAGCTATCCGTGTACCACCTCTTATAGGTCTTCTTCTTTGACGAAAGTGCCATTAATCATCTTTCCCTTTCTATTCTTAATCTCCTCGTATGCAATACCAAGGCACTCAGTAACATCGAGGTCTAATTGATGTGCTAGCACGATAATCGTTACCAATGTGTCACCGATAGCATCTTTCAACGCTGCTTGCGGTTCTGTGAATTTCGTCGGTTTCAAGAGTACATCTCGAATTTCTCCGACCTCCTCAGTAACTCGCATCCACTGTATCTTTGGGTCAGCTTGCTTCAGTCCACGGCTATCTGCCCACCTATTAATTTTTTTGATTAAGTTGTTCATTCTTAATTACCTCTTTCATCCACTGGAAAAATAGCATCAATGATTTACATAAAAGCGTTAGCATGAGCACAAGCAACACTCTGATAATATTTTCAAACATTATTCCACCTCATCAACTTCAATACCTAAATCTACTAATTGTGTCTTTAAATTTTTGATCGTTTGTTTCAACGCGTCATTGATTGCGTCTGATAAAGTTTTCGATGTTATCACCATAGTTTTTTCTTCAAAAAAGAATCTCGTTTTAATTGCCATCTTGAATGTTGGTTCTTGTTTTATAATAAAAACTTTGTCAAGAGGTGACAGTTTGTAGTTGATAAATTTTTCCAATTCTTCAATCTGTTGTCTAATTTCTTCCGCTTTTTTTAACTCTAATAAATCCACCTATTCCACCTCTTTCACTTCCACGCCTTCACAAGAGAATACCCAACCGAAATTAGCTTCTTCTAGCTCTTTGCGGGTGTGGGAATCTCTGGAGAAGATCGCGCGGTGAACGGCAAAATAGTATTCTTCATTTTTTTCATCGTAAAGAAGAATTTGAGGTGTTTCTTTAAGTTCAATTACATATTCTTTTTCCTTCTCTACCTCATAACCAAACTGACGCATGTTGACGAGGGTAGTGATGGCTTTGTTCCTGCCAGTATGGTACATCCAGTATTTGAACTCGTCCCATTTCGTATCAGCCCAGCTTGTAAGATATGCCCAAATATCATCATTTAAGTCATTCTTATGTTCCTCATACCAATCCGCCACACATTGCGGCACCACTGGTTTAGGGAAGAACGAATCATATAGATTCTCAGCGTGGGCTATTGAAAGGCGCCCTGCTGTTGCTAGTTTCTGTACTGCTTCATTTCTAGTCATTCTACTTACTCCCTTAATCGACATTTTTAAGTTTTACAGGCACCCACATTTTAGGGTTGTAATTGATCTCATATTTGTATTTTGAAACATTCGGTACTTCAACATCTTCTACTACATAAGAGACATTATCTGACAAACCGATAATATGTTTTTGATATTTGTTCTTACCATTTTCTACAACAATTTCAAGTTGTTTATCATGAGTATCAGCCTTGATGGACATCCTACCGCTCATTTGGAACATTACGTCGTTTGTAATAGCATCAATCACCGTTACTTTTCGAACAACATTAAAGTTATCCGATTCTTGAGATAAATTTTCAGATACTCTATTTGCCTCTGAGCAACCAGTTAAAAATAATAAACCACTTACAGCAATAATTGCCATTTTACTTAATTTGTTCATGCTTCCACCTCACACATAATATTTTCGTTCCAAGTCAATCATCTCTTGCCTAAGTTCAATTCCCAGACGTTTGATTTTTGATTTATTAGCTGCCGATTCCGTCCACCCGTTCGGTGGTTCTTTAGAAAGATTTTCACACTCAGAAATGTATTTATCAAACATGCTTTTTACGTAATCTAACTCATTCATCACATTCCACCATCTCCACTGTATACATCCTAGAATTGTGATACTTAACACCTCGTAAACGGTGCAATTCGTTGATAGCGTCGTTCTTGTTGCTAAAAATATGCTCACTGTCTGGCATATTGTCGTAGTAGACGATTACTTTGTATCGCATAACTTCATCATCTCCTTTAATAATTCTTCATCCGGTAACTGCTCCAGCATTAATATGCGATTGAGCTTCTTTGCATTGATTCCTAGCTTGGCGCTGATGTATTCCATGTCTTCGTGATTAGCCCAGAACCACTTCGAGAATTCTTGTGTTTGACCTAATACGCTTGTGTGATCGTAACTGCCCGGAGCATATACACCGACCAGCTTGTCTTTATATTTGCTGTTCATTCCAGCTCCTTGATTTCAAATTCAATGCGTGGATTAGGACTGTACTTCTTGCGAGCTCTTAAATCGCAAACAATACTGTCATCCGTCCACACGATACCCTTCTTATCAACTTTGTTGTAACCAGCCTTTGAGATACTGTCAAATAGCGATTTAACCAGATTGTCAACGTCTGGAATTTTCGCATGCCAAAGCATTTCAGCCATGAATTTCTTGAATGTATCCCACGTTTTAGCTCTAGCTTTTGGCGTGGGCTTTTTTGATACGTTCAGCGGGGCTTTCATGTAGAATGTGACATCAACCATAATCGGGCCGTCAAAGAATTGTCCGTCATATTCTTGCTCGATAAGTTGCGAGCACTGACGACGCCATGCCTTCATTTTGGGGTCTTCATACGTTCCAAATTTGCTGAATCGTGGCCTTGTTTGTGGCTTCGGTTCAATATTTAAAATCATTCTCATAACGACACCTTAGAAGGGTAGGTCCGAATCACTGATATCCATAGGGTTTGAATTACCGTATGGGCTGCCACCTTGTGCAAATCCTTGGTTTTGCTGTTGTGGCGCTTGTCGTTGCGGTGCTTGTTGCCCGTGAGGACCTGCATAGCCGTTGTCGTTGCCAAATGCTCCCGATGTATTGCCTTGAGTAGCATTGCTACCTTCACGCGCCGCACGGCTTTCTAACATTTGGAAGTTCTCAGCGACTACCTCAGTGACATACACTCGTTGACCTTGCTGATTCTCATAGCTACGGGTCTGAATGCGTCCAGTAATTCCAATCAATGCGCCTTTCTTAGCCCAGTTAGCCAAATTCTCAGCTTGCTGACGCCAGATAACGCAGTTGATAAAGTCTGTTTCACGTTCGCCGTTAGCATCCTTGAAATTGCGGTTAACAGCTAGGCTAAACGTAGCTACTGCAATGTTACTGGTCGTGTATTTTAGTTCGGGGTCACGGGTTAGGCGCCCAACTAGTACGGTCGAATTGATCATTGATTTTCTCCTAGAATTTCATAATTTACAAAGTTGTCATCCAACAGCTTAGCGAATTGATGCCACTGATTCTCTCCGCCGTGGAAAGTTAGTGAAAGATTGACCTTGTACGGTTCAGCGGGTTTGCTAGGCACTTCCTCGACAGGCTTAGTGTCTTCGATAACCTCGCCTGTTTCAGCATTTACTGCTTTGATTTCCTTGTTAGCTGACTGTTGGGCCATTGCTTCAATCTCTGCTAGACGTGCCGCTTCTGCTTTTTGTTTGGCTTCTGCTTGCTGCTTGCGTTCAATAGCTGCATCACGGTCCTTCTTCATTTGCTTGACAACTTCAACTAGAGGTGTGCCAATTTGCAATAATTTGATATATAGCTCTGCCGGTAGTTCATAATCAAGAGCTTGTTCTTCAATCATGGCAATGTTGGCCTTGTATTCCTCAAGTCGGTCATACTCAGCCAAAACCAATGCGTCAATCTTTTCTTCTGTCGCTTTTTTGAGCTTCATTTTCTTATCCATGAAATCTCCGACTTTAGAAAAGCTCTCGTACTTGTCCTTGAATGTATCCTTGTCTAGTCCGGCTAGCTCACACTTACTTTCAAAGACTGATCTAACGTGGTCGATTCGCAGCATTTTTTTGTGTTCTTTGACTTCATCACGTTTAGCGCGCAACTTGTCAAGAAGTGCATTCAATGGCTCTAGCGAGGTCGCTAGTTTAGATTCAAACTCGGTGAGTGGGTCTTTGTAGATTCTGCCAATTTCCTTACGCTTGTCATCCAGTTTGTCGCCAAGCCCTTTGAAACGAGTAATTTCTTTTAAGACCTCGTCATATTCAAGCTGGTCCAGTTGCTCGTCTGATAGCTCGCTAACTGCCGCTTGAATAGCTGCATCGAATTTGTCAAAGTCGAAGTTAATCGTCCCCGGTGTATAAACCGGCTCGATTGTTTCCAAGAAATTGTTTGTTGCGTTGTTCGTTACGTCCTTCATGTCTTATCCCTTTCGATTGTTAATTTGTGTTTGAATGTCGTTAGATACCACGTTAAAACCTGCTACTAGCAACTCATGGAAGTCATTGAGCTTGTACTTCTTCAAGTAGTAATTAGCTACTGTTTCGGTTGCTTGACCAGTAATTAGTGCTAGCTCATTGATTTGTTGCATGATAAGGTCATGTTGTTCATTGCTAATGAAGTTAGGTTGTTGATCGCTTCTTGACTCGTAGCGTGCTTGTTGCGGTTGTTGGTTTTGATGTGGCTGGGGGTTGTGAGGTTGGTTTTGTTGCAAACTATCCTCTGACATTTCAAATTGGTCCACATCTTGGTCACCGATTGCAAACAATGACTGTAAGGCATATTTCCCAGCGTATGATTGCACCGCTCCTGTCCATTGCGGCTCAGTCATTTGTTTTAAGTCCCCGTTACGAGTTTTTAAAATCGGTACGGGAGACAATTCGGCAAACGCTACCGATTCCACGTTTTTTTCTTTACTGAAAGCCGTGGCAGTGGCTTTGATATAGGTTTTGTCCATAACTACAACCAAGTCATAGTCAACAACGACACTCCAGTTTGATTTAAAACTCTTGAATGTGTTGTAAATGTCCTCAGCACTTCTTGAAGCGTACTTGGCATTTCGTTCTTGCTTTTTTTCAAGCTGCATCCGTTGTTGCAGCTCAGTGAATGTCATTTCTTCCATGTCATATCCTTTTTAATACCCCTAATTCTCAAATTTTGGGTTCTCTTATCGTTTTTAGGTGGTAGTTTCTGATTTTTGGTATTCTTCGTAAAAATCAAAACCCTGCTCTCTAAGTCTGCTGAGTTTTCGTGCCATAATTTTATTCAAAAGATCAACAACATCCTTTTTATCTTCAGCATCCAGTCTGACCGATGACGAGATGTCTATCCCGTTAATGCTTTCGTAAACTTTGACCTCGATATAGTTCTTCCCTTCGGCTGAACTTAGCACTCTTACAATGTCACTTAAGACCCTTGACTCGTCCCAGACTTCTTCAAATTCTTTGAATGTTATCGTTGCTCTCACCTCTAAACTTCATTTTTTGATTATCTGCCATAATTAATGCCTACCCTCCCACCACTTCAAGTTCTGTTAGTCCGTCAATAAGTCTAGGAGCGATTTGAAACCATCTTTCAGGGATTCTTCACGCGCTGTGCGTTCAAAGTCCGAACCGCCGGGTTTAGTTACATTGTATTCAGCTTCCACGATAAGCACTTCGCAGTCAAACGCTTCAGCAAGTTTGTCGATTTCAGTTTTTTGTTCTTCATATGGTTCAACTGGCAAGTATAGTGCGTCTCTCAAACGGTCAGTAAATGTTGCTTCGAAAACTAGACTTCCTCTATCTTTGTAACTTTTAAGAAATCCATCCTTTTCAGCACTGTAAAAGATGACTTTTTTATTGTTTTCTTTCATGATTATTCTTCCTCACCCTCGTTGTATTTTTTAAAGCTCAATGTAAAACCTGCGATACCAACAGCGATAACTGCTAGACCAAGAGTTGACATGATACCCTCTTTTTCACCAGTATGTGGTAGAGTACCACCGTAAACGGCTGTTTTAGGTGTCTCTTTGCTCACTGGTGCGAGGTTATAAGATACTGTGGCAGATTGTGCCATTTCGCCATTGGAACGCTCTGCGCTCGTTTTAGAGGCTTTTTCTGGCGTGCTAGGTTTTTCTGGTGTTGGCTTAGTTGGTTCCTCTGGAATTTCAAGCTCTGGCAAGTCCAAGATAGGGGCATCGTTTGGCACCACACCACCTTCAAACGGTGGGAGCTCACGAACTTCTGGAATACCCGGAATGCCACCTTGGAATTCTGGCTTGTCATGCACTGGTGCTTCATTTGGCACTGTTCCGATAGGCTCTGTATACTCTGGCAATTCTCGCACCTCTGGAATACCGGGGATGCCGCCCTCAAATTCTGGAATGTCAACTTTAGGGGAGTCGTGTGGAATTTCAAACGTTGGCTCTGGCTTATTTTCACCAGACGCATCTCCACGTCCGCCTACAAGCTGAATTTTCATATATGAAACAGCACCGTCTGATTCAGCTTTCAGTTCAATCTTGTTAGTAGGATTAGTTGAGTCCTTAACAGCATTTACAAGTTTAGTCTTATAGTTTACATAGATCATGTGATCCAAGCGATCCATTTTGATAGTGAAGCCATGATCAGATTTACTGATAGACTTAACTAAGTCCATAGCATCACCTTTATCAATCCAAGGATCAACACTTTCAATATTCTTTACTTCAAAGAAGTTATCAACAAGTTTTTGGTTCTCAGACATTTCATCAATGATAGTCACATAGTTTAGAACACGTTTTGCATAGTTTACACGAGCTGTCCAATTGATTACTGTAGGATCATCTTTGTCTTGCGAACCCCACTTTGCAATCAATTCATCTTTGCCAATTACTTGTTCACTACCAATGTTAGTTGTTACCAAAGTACCATTAAAATTGGCTGTTACAGGCTTGCCTGAAACTACTTTGTCAGTCCAACTTGCATCAAGTTTGAGACTCATGCTCTTATTTAGAGGGTGAGTTTTGAAATAGTCATTGAATACAGTTGTCACTTTGTTAGTAGTGGCATCTGCTGTAGCTTTACCAACAACTGCTTTTTCTGGGTTATGTACGTCAAACTCATAAGATGTTTGGAATTTCACTTCTTCAGGCAAGTCGAAAGTAACCTTGTCGCCTTCATTTACTGGGATATCGTCTGGGATATTGATATCCTTATACTCGACTTTGAACGGGCTATATTTGCCATTGCCATTAGGGAAGTCTACTTGTACGTTAGGATTCTCAACGTTGATAGTGTCGCCTGCTTTGGTAACGCTAGTAGGTGCCGCTGGGGTTTCAGCTACTGGTTGAGCTACTTCTGTAGTTGTTGCTGGTGTTTCTGCAATCGGTTGAGATTCTACTGGTGCTGGCGCCAACACTTTTGGTGTTTCTGCCACTGTTTCGCTAGGTGTCACCGTAATATTCCCAGCGTTGTCTGCGGTATAGACATTAGACACCGCTGGTTGTGCATCAGCTACCGGTTGAGCGGTTTCGTCTGCTGATACTGTGCCAGCACAGATAAGCAATGCTGTAGCAAGTGCTAGCGTGCCACAAAGCCCATAGGCTTTAGTTTTAACGTAGCTAGGTTTTGAAGTTGTTTGAGTGTTAAAAGATTTCATGGTATAATCTCCTTGGTATAATTTTCTTGCATGGGCCCTAACCCATGCTTTTTTAGTGCTCTCAACGTGCACCCAACGCCCCACCGTGTCATGTTTTTCAATGTTTTATTAGACTTTTGAATGGGAAAATTAGGAAAAAAGTAATTTAGTAAAGATTTTTTGGGGAAAGGTATAAGTTACACTCACGGCAGGGCCATGGCTGCACGTTGAAAGATGTTGCTATTTGCTATATTTCTGCTTGAGCCTTTCGCTCTTTTCTTCGGGTGTCTCAACCACATCGAAAAAGTATTCTGGTTCTTTGGTTTTTTTCTTGGGAAATAGTTTTCTTAGTAGCTTCATGACATCACCCGATTACTTGGTCTTCTGGTAATCCGTGCTTGAGATTGTACTCACGCATTTGAACATCCCAGATAGGTCGGTTGTGGATCACGAATGTTTCGACTTCTTCATTTTGCTTTTTGCTCCAAATCCATCCCAATAGTTTTTTCATGTTTTTACCTCTCTTATTCTTCTAACTACTACTGTATTGTTATCTATTAGTAATTATTGCTAATTAGTGCCGTTAGGCTCTAGATTGTTGTAAGTTAGTACTTGTTATATAGTTAGTATTTATTAGTGCCCAATTTTACACATTGCAATTTTACACATTGCAATTTTACACATTGCAATTTTACACATTGCAATTTTTGGGAACTGTAAAATTTACGTTGTGCTATCTGTGGATAACTCTTTCTCAAGATGTCCCATCAGATACTCTAGGTAGTTGTCTGTTATAGGAACATCTGAGAAAAATCTGTGCACCTCACTCCCTTTTCCTCTACCTAAGCTACGCTTAATCACTCTCATATATCCTGCTTCTTCTAAGATTTTGAAATGGCTATCAACGGTAGTGCGGCTTATGCCTAGCCGTCTTGCGATTTCATCAGGATATACAACCCAATCGGGCTTATTGGTCAAGATGACCGTTAAAATGCCTATTGTTGCTGGTTTCAACCGTTTGTCTTGAGTAAAAGCGTTATTGATAGATGTGTAATTTTCGTTTGCGTTCCTGATTATGTATTGCATACCTCATAGTCAAGCCCCTTTCCGTAGTTTTTCTTTGCGAAAACCTATGATGATGTCATAGTAAGCGTGGCCGCTAGGTATGACATATTTAGTTAGATCATCAACTTTGGAACCGTCTGCCATAATGTTGATTATGACCGGTTCCCATTTTCGTTTTTTCATGATATAATTACCTTGATTTCAATATCTTAGCAGCTGACTCTGGCAGGGGTCAGCCTTTTTGTTGTCTTGACGACACTGGAGAACTAGCGAGGACTTCGAATATTTATTTTTAGGAGTTCTTATAAATCAAATCGTCGCTAATGGTATTGCTTACGCTACAACTGAATTGTTGCCCCGCTAGCTCACTAGTGCCGTCAAGGTTGCATCCTCAATCTTCTTGTTCGATGATTGGCAGGACGTCGATAGCTTTTAAACGCTCGTATAGGAAGCGTCTTCCAAGTTGCGTCCAGACTGTTGTCATATTGCTGTGGGGTTTGCCGTCTTTACCAACGTAATCAAATGTTCGGCTTGTTGCGTAGCCTTTAGCAAGGTATTTGGCATATAGTACCCACTGACCATTGACAGTGCGTTGGATTCGCTCTCGTTTCAAGAGTTGGTTCATTTTGCGAGCTGACATTCCATAATCTTGAGCGATTTGGGTGATTGTCAAGCCGTCCTTGGTTTGCAAAATCAAATCTAGGTAATCAGCGTTTTTAGTCGCTTCTTCCAACTCAATCAAGAGGTTTTCATTTTCGTTTTCCAAGAGCTTGATTTTCTTATCAGCCATGAGCAATGCTCTTGCCATGATTTTCTCTGGGCTATTGAAATCCTTTTCTACTTGGATGAAGTATTCTCTGACTTCGTGCCCTTTATTTGTTTTTGACATCATAGCTAGATGTTCAGCCATTCGGATTGTAACAGCATAGTCTTGCAATTCTTTTGTTCCGCCGTATTGATTTTGCTGTGTAGTTGTAACTACGGAGCTAAAATCTTCGTTTTCTTTGAACATTTTGAAGTTTTGTTCAACCCACTGACTGAAACGGGTTTTGACTTCTAATGTTTTATGCAGTTGCCTTGCGCTAACGATAGGCTCATTATTTTTGTCTAACGTTACATTAATAACTTCATTCATCGTCGTTTCCTTTCTTAATTTATTGTTGCGTTTCGGGAACAGTTTGTTTAAAAAAAATACCGATTTCATCCTTACTGTACCCAAGTTTTACTGCTAGTGTGATAAGCTCGTCTGGACTAAATGAGATTTTTCCATTCTCACGCTTGTTATACTGACCACGCTTCAAGCCTATCAATTCAGCCATTTGCGCCTGTGTATAGCCTTTAGCTACCCTTTCAGCTCTCACACGAAGTAAATCAACTTTCATAGATTACCTCCGTTTATTTGGTTTTTATTGCTCGTTCCTTAGAACAATTATAGTATATCTAATCTGTTCCCGATTGTCAACAGAAAAATAAAAAAAATATAAAAAAAGTTTGTTTTCGGGAACGTGTTGTTTATTTTCGGGAACTGGTGTATAATGTATTTACTATTATATAAAAGGAAAAAGCGCATGAGAAACAACGATGAAATTATTTCACTAATAAAAAGCTATTTAGATAATAGTTCTATGTCGATGTCTGAATTAGCTAACAAAGCTGGGGTTTCAAAATCGACGTTATCAAGATATCTTTCTGGCAGTCGGGTATTTCCGCTGAATAAAGCGGACGATTTCGCTAGCGCTCTAGGTTTGACAACAGAACAATTCTTGAATGTAACACCTAGTGCGGAAGATACTGCTTCAAATGATATCGATAACATCATCGATAATGCAATGATGTTCGACGGGAAACCGTTGACGGATGATGATAAACGTGCCATCCGTGGCATCATTGCGGGATATATGAGCAGCAAGGAAAAGTGAGGTGCTATGACTGAAAGTGAATTGCTTGAGCAGTTCAATGTCTCTATCTGTGAGTTCAGTTCTAGCGAGTGGTCACGAAACGGCTTCCTTGACCAGATAAACAGGGTTGTATACATCAACGGGGATTTATCCCCCGACACTCGTTTAAAGGTCATTCTGCACGAATTAGGGCACCTAGAACACAACTCTAAGGACTATGAACGATTGCGTGAAAAATACGAAGCTCAAGCTAATAGAAGTATGATCCATGAATTGCTGAAAAATGAATCTCTGGATGATTTCAATTACTTACACTTCATGGAAAAATATAATCTCACCACGATTTGTGATGAGACATTTGTAAAAAATGAGTATCTAAAAATGATGAGGTAATGTTATGAATTTATTAACAGTTCAAACTCAATTAATGCAAGCCGGCGTCCCTAAGATGTTTGGCACTCGAAAAGAGGTTAACTACCTACCGCAATTACTATCAGACGACGAGGTGATACAATATGCCGCATCTGGATTTTATGACGGCAACACTGTCTTAATCGTTTTAACTCAAAAACGCATTATGTTTGTTGACAAAGGCATGATTTACGGCGTCCAGACTTCTGAAATCCCTCTTGATATGGTCAATGGGGTATCGTCTAAAAGTGGGGTTCTCTTAGGTGAAATCTCGGTGATGAACGGGGTATCTTGGGCACATATCAAGAACATCCCGAAGATTGCTGTCCCAGTCCTATCTGACAAGATTAAACGTGCATCCGAAGCATACAAACAAAGTCTATATAGACCACAGATAGAAGTGAGCCAGAACAGTCAACCACTATCGCAGAATCTAGTTGCTGACGAATTGATTAAGTTAAAATCATTAGTTGATAATGGCGTTCTAACTGAGGAAGAATTTCAAGCACAGAAAGCTAAATTATTATCACAATAAAAAAAGCCCTACACTCACCGTCGCCAAACTTCGAGTGTAGAGCTTATGCATCACAGAAAAAATCGTGTAAACTGAGAGCAGTCTTACAAGTCTTTTTCTGTACCCATTTTATCAAAAACGAGGTACAAAAACAATGGCAACACATAAAGTAGCTATCTATGTCCGAGTATCGACTACATCGCAGGTTGATGAGGGGTATTCAATTGACGAGCAGAAGGCAAAGCTGACAAGTTACTGCGATATTAAGGACTGGAATATATATGACATATATACTGACGGTGGTTTCTCTGGGTCTAACACGGAACGCCCTGCCCTTGAGCGGCTAATAAGAGACGCAAAGAGAAAGCTGTTTGATACGGTCCTAGTGTATAAGCTAGACCGATTAAGCCGTAGTCAGAAAGATACACTCTATCTGATTGAAGATGTTTTTCTGGAAAATGATATAGAGTTTGTCAGCCTTTTGGAAAACTTCGACACCTCGACACCTTTCGGAAAGGCGATGATTGGGCTCCTCAGCGTGTTCGCCCAACTTGAAAGGGAGCAAATCAAGGAACGGATGCAGCTAGGCAAGCTAGGGCGGGCAAAGTCCGGCAAGTCAATGCAGTGGGCAAAGACATCTTATGGATATGATTACATCAAAGAAACTGGCACGCTCTCGGTCAATCCATATCAAGCCCTAATCGTCCGAAAAATGTTCGAGTGGTATTTATCAGGGATGTCTATAACCAAGCTCAGAGACGCCCTCAATGAGCAATACGGGCAAGATAAAGAGTGGAGCTATAGAACAGTAAGGGTTATCCTCTCAAACCCGGTATATTGTGGATACAATCAGTTTAAAGGGCAGATATTCCCCGGCACTCATGAGCCTATCATATCAGAGGACGACTTTAACAAGACGCAAGAGGAAATCAAAACAAGACAAAGGACAGCCGCCCAGCGTTTCAATCCAAGGCCATTTCAAGCTAAATACATGCTTTCTGGTATAGCTCAATGCGGTTACTGTTCAGCCCCTCTTGCTATCAAGCTAGGCATGAAACGAAAAGACGGCACGCGCTTAGTCAAATATGAGTGTAAGCAGCGACACCCAAGGAAGACCAAGGGCGTGACTGTTTACAACAACAATGAAAAGTGTGATTCTGGGTTTTATTTCAAGGACGATATCGAGCACTTTGTCTTGACCGAAATCAGTAAACTGCAAACCGATTCAGACTATATCGACAAGCTATTTTCAAACACTGACAAAGAGACGATAGACCGGGCTAGCTACCAGAAACAGATTGACAATCTGACCGCTAAAATTAGCAGGCTTAATGATCTATACATTGACGATAGAATTTCATTGGAAGAATTGCAAAAACGGTCAAGCGACTTCATGGCAGAAAGGTCAGCACTTGAAAAAGAGTTAGATGCTGACAGCTCTCTCAAAGCTGTAGAACGAAAGAAAGATATTAGACGAGTGCTTGACACCAAAGATATCTTCACGCTTGATTACGAGCAACAGAAAACCATAGCACGCGCCTTGATAAGCAAGGTTCGAGTTACTAGTGAAAGTATCGTTATTTTATGGAAATTATAG